TATCTGGGATCACCTCACCGTTTGCCGAAAATTTTAGAAGAACAGGTCTGGCACTTTAGCACGTTAAAGTGTTAAACTTTACCGCGTTAAAGTGGTAACGTGTGAAAGTGTTGTAACATCCAGGCATTATCCAGGTATCATCCGGCTGTAATTGTTAACAAACTATGAACTATAAAAGATCAACAAAATTCACACATGAAATTAAAAAATATCAGTAGACAAAAAATCAAACCATGGTACTATATACATGTAACAAGAAAGAGCAACACATAAATAAAGAAAGTGAGGAAATATGAGAGACGAAGAAAAGAAGCATGTAATACAAGTTGCCGGGGACTACATTCAATTAGGGGCAAATCTCGAAGATATTGAAGATTCTAACGTAAAAAAATACATGAAGAAAATTGCCGCTAACGCGGTATGTATAGGACTCTACAATTTTAATCGTCTTGTAATTTCACATATCAGTGAGGGCGACTTCACAACAATTAAACCAGAATGGAAAGACGCTAGAGTTGGGATGGTGAAATGTTTAGCAATAATCAATAATGAGGGTGAAGATCTTAAAGACATTCTATCGCGTGAAGAAATTGAAGAAGCAGTGCGTTATACTATCTTTGAAATGGAAACAAGTGAGGATGACGATGAGTAAACCGATTAGAAAAGTTAACATTCCAGAAACTACACGAATCAACTTTGTCGACAAGCGCACCACCATAAAGGAGACTTTAAAAGATGGAACAATCAATTTCTACGATCTCGACGCTTCTTTACTCTGTGAGGGGTACTTTACAAATCAGATTAGAGGAGAGCTTCAAAGGGTGGAAACAGAGAAAGTTACATACTACACTTTCACTTTTAACAATGGTAACGAAACACATTATCGTAACTTCTACACGTTACGAGCTAAACTATAACTTTCATATATCTGGTTTACCGCCGTAGAATTATAGCACAACACACTATAACATAAACGGCTGATATTACATACCAATATAACATTACACTTCAAACAAATAACACAAAAAGGAGATTTAAAATTATGAAGAAATTTGAACTTGTATCTGGAGACGAAAAATGCGTAAAGCTTGTAAAAATTAACGGGACAACCGCCCTTGCAAAAGACGCGAAACCATCTGGCAAGCTTTTAGGAATTGTAATGGGCACAGATGAAGATACTTTCAAAGTTACCTATTACTTATGTATCGAGACTGAAGAAGGTTTTGGCATTTATGCAACAGGTGTGCAGCGTGAAATTGAAAAAATCGCTGATTTATTAACAGATGCTATTGCAGATGGGCATGATTTTATCATTGAATGCACAACAGGCATTTCAAGAAAGTCAAATCAGACGTTCTTTAAGATCATGGTAAGAAACTTTTAAACGCGGCAACGGTCAACAGTGCGGTTGATATCCAAAACGTAGAACGGAAGCTTAATCAATTTGTTCATATCTATAAGGGACTGGAAACAGTCCCTTTTATAATTACATAATGTTAACAATTTGTTCACAAAATATCTCATATTTGTTCATATTTCCATGCTACAATAAAAGAACAATAAAGAAAGTGAGGTATATATATGTATTTAGAAAGCCAATTATTACAACTTCAACACGCTATCGTATTAAGAGCACTTGACGATATTAAAACACCCGCTTTAAGACTCAAGTATTACCGCGAAGTTAGAAGCTCGCTCGAAACATTCGCACAGCTTTATCATATGACGGCAGATGAAATGATACAAAGTGCAATCGCAAGTGGCTACATCGAGCCTTTTACGGAAAGAGAGGTAGAGGAGTATGGCAAGTAAACAAAAAGAACGTGTTGGCGAAGTCCAACGCGCGAAAGGTGTTTTATATGACGTGACTAACGATAAGTACACACTACTTAAACAGCGCTACACAAAACAAGAACTTCTGTTACTTTTGAGAACGTTAGGCAAAAGAGCACAAACCAGACTTAAAACGCTTAGCACATATTTCAACGAACGCGGCAAAAAGTACACTGGACAAATCAACCCAGTATATGACAGATATAAAGGATTTGACATAAGATATCAAGGCTTGTCTACGCAAGCACTTTACAAGAAAGTTAGAACAGCAATTGACATTTTAAACGCTAAACAGTCAACTTATAGCGGCTATGTAAAATTACAACATAACGCTTTTAGTAAGTTAAAAGAGAATCACCCAAAACTCAAAGATTTGACATTTGACCAATGGCAAGCGATGGTTCTATACATGGGCATGTGGCAATCAGCACATGAAGGTGAGCAATACGACAGCGAAACCTTGTTAAGTAATTCCAAATGGGCGTATGAGACGGGGCAATGGGGACCTTTTGACTTTAAGAAAGTTGACCTTGATAAATGGTTTTTAGACGTTCAACGTGAAGGAACGTCGGGACAATGGTTAGACTTGAAAGAGGATTTTGACGACATTTAAGAGAGGTGCAAACAATGGCAAAACGAAAAGAAAAAATTTCATATTGTAAAAAGTTTCTTTGTTTTGACATTGAAACGACTCATGAACACATATCAGAAGATTGCGATATAATCTACACATGGCATTGGTCGGTGATGGATAGCGACTACAATTATAATACGTGTTCTTCATGGGGCGATTTGTACGATTATTTACATAGCCAATATCAAACATTTTCCACACAAGGCGAAAATCGCTTAATTGTATACGTTCATAACCTCTCCTACGAAATGGAAGCAATAATTAGAAACCTTGAGGGGCATACCATGACGGGCGGCTTTTACATGGACACCCACGAACCCTTATATCTCATCATTGACGATGTACTAGAGTTTCGATGCAGTTACAAGCTTACTAATAAGGGACTTGCGGCTTGCGGTAAAGATGTAGGACTTGAAAAGCTTGAAATGAACTATAAAGATATCGTAAAACCAGGCGAAACGTTGCCGCAAGACAAAGAGCGCTATACATATCGTGACGTTGAAATCATGGTGGCGAAAATCCATCAGCTCGAAGAACAGGAAAATAAACCGTTCTACGAATTTCCTTACACAAATACTGGGTTCTTACGTGACGAGCTTCGCGCTATCATGAAAAAAGATAGCAAATGGATGAAAATGTTTCGTAACACTTCGCTTGACTATGACAGATATGTGATTTGTCGAAAAGCGTTCATGGGCGGCTACAATCACGCTAACTACATGTATGCGGGGCAAATCATGGAAAACGTGGATAGTTACGACTTTGGTAGTGCGTATCCTTTTGCCATAGCAACAGAAAAATTCCCTGTTGCACCTCTCAAGCGTTTACCAAATGCGAATATTTATGACTTAAAACGTTTAATCAATACAGACAACTATCTATTTATATGTACCATTACAGCAAAGAACGTTCGCGCAAAAGGCACAATGACTTTTCTTAGCTCCTCGCATTGCGAAGTATCAAGCGATAGTGTACTTGATAACGGAAGAATCTATAAAGCCGACATGATAAAAACAACATGTACTAGCCTCGATCTTGCTATCATTTTGCGAATGTATAAGATTGATGCTATCCGCGTAGATGAATGTTATTATTGTAGAGCTGACTATTTACCATCGGGAATTGTTTGCACAATGTTAAAATATTACAACAACAAACAGAGTTTAAAGCATGTAAAAGGCGAAGAATTAAACTACGCAAAAGCCAAAAACCGTGTAAATTCCTTTTATGGGATGTTTGTGCAAGACCCTATACATGATGTTGTTGCACTTGACGGCACGGAGTGGACTTTAGAACACTGTGCTATCACAAACAAAGAAGAAATTTCCGCACAGCTTGAAAAATTTTATAAATCGTTTAGAAGTTTTTTGCCATACCAAATAGGCGTTTTTATACCAGCATGGACACGCTACCATTTAATGCATGATATAGTGTCAAAAATTGATAGAAATGTGCTTTACTGTGATACAGACAGTGCAAAAGTTATCAATCGAGAAGAATGTTTGGAAGTAATAAACAGTTATAACGACTATGCAAAATATAAAATTGACCTAGCAATAAAACGCTATGGTTTAGATTATAAACTACCAGATTTAGGAGTGTTTGACTGGGAAACTGAAAAAACTGGTGCATGGTTGAAATTTAAGACTTTTGGTGCTAAGAAATATATATATCAAGACACTGATAACAAATTGTATATGACCGTGTCGGGACTCTCGAAGAAAGCCGTAAATTATCTTACGTCAATCGAAGATTTTGAGATTTTTACAACTTTCGATAAAGATGTATCTGGACGTACAATATCGCACCCAACAACAAATTCAATTCCAACTTATGATAATGGCGGTACGTGGATAGAAGATACCACTTATACTCTATCAATCTCACCAGAATACGGAGCTTTGATTGGAATTGACGTTTATAGCATCAAACCGACTTTAATTACAAAAGAAGGAAAGAAAGAAAATACAGATGTAGATATAAATAAACGTTTAGAAAAGTTTACGGTAAAAACGAAACATTTATCACCAATTATATTAGAAAAGATAGGAGAATAAAGTATATGGAAATAGAAAATTTATATATTACTGTTGGCGATGAAACCTATATTAACATTCCATCGCTCTATACTTTAAATGCAGATGTTTATATCGTTTTTGGTGAGCGTTCTGCTGGTAAAACTTATTCAGTTTTCAAGGGCTTATTTGACGACTACGACAAAACAGGAGCACAATTCGTTTACATGCGTACACGCGAAGATTATCTCATCCGTGGTAGAGCGTGGGGAGCTGTCGCCAACATAAAGCCGTATGTTGAAAAAACACTATGGAAAGAAGAAGCAAACCTTAATTATTATAGTGGAGTATATCGCAAACAAGAGTTGGGGCGAAATAACAAATGGGTATATTCGCCATGTGGCTATAGCTCATCAATTGCCTCATGGATGAAATACAAAGGTAACGGCTACGATTCAGTCAAAACTATATTTTTAGACGAATTTATCGAGGACGACGACACTACTACAATAATACCGCTGTCAAGAAACGAATTTTTAAAAGGCTATAGTCAGCAAATATCAACCATAGTTAGACGACGTAAAGACGTAAAAATTGTAGCATGTGCAAACAGCATCAACCCGAAAAGCCCCCTGTTTGATTATTACAACATTGACGCACGTAAACTAGAACAGGGAAAAGTTTACATTTTCAACCGCAAGCTCGAGGACGGTGATACACTGAAAATTTGCGTTCTCTATACCGAACCACCCAAAAAAGTACACGTTTCAAAACATCTTGCCGTTTATGAGTCCCAAACAAATGACATGACTATAAACGGAGCTTGGCAAGAGGAAGTCTATCCAGAAATTTATAATCATTTATCATGGAAGTGGTACGCGGAGTTAACAGTTAAAACCAACCGTGTTTACATTGCAGACTTTGGAATAACCGTAATATTTCCAGAAAAGCAACGTTGTCCTATGGTAATTGTAGACGGTAAATACAAATCAAAAAACAATATACTCACAAATGAGCTATATTTACCGACAACACGCAAATTGATAGAGTGGATGTTATACTACAAACGCACATCACAAATCTGTGCAAGCTCAAAAGCAGCAAGTGAAAAATTCAACGACTTAATCAAACGAGTTCTTATTGACAAAAACTAAACCTATGATAAAATAAAACTGGGACTACTAGACAGACTGTGAAGAGCAGAGTAGTTGTGCAAACTGTCAGCACGGGCGTGGAGACACGCCCACCTTTTTAGAAAGTGAGGTGTTGTGATGGATGTAAGCGCGGTAACACAAATAATTACAAGTGTAGGCTTTCCAATTTGTATGACGTTAATCTTATGTTACTACATTAAGTATCAAACGGATGTACATAAAGAGGAAACAAAGGAGCTTACAAATGCAATCAATTCTTTGAGAGATATGATATCGGAAATCAAAACAAAATTAGAAGATGAGGTGAAAGCATGACATATTATGAAGTTATCAAAAAGGCATTATTTATGTTTTATCACCGTGATGAGTACGCGTATTTTTACGGCGCGAAAGGACAGGTGTTGACAGACGAAGTTATGAACACTTTGATAAGTCTCGAACCCGCGTATTTTTCAAAATACACAACACAGGAGCTTGCAGCATATAAAGCATTTTCGCGTGGCAAGATTGGCTACGATTGTAGCGGTTTCGTTTCTGCTGTTGTAGGTGTACAAAATTACAGCACGGGGCATTATCACGATGGAGCAAAAAAGACAACACCACTTTTAGGTACAGAAGGAAACGGCTTATATACATCTTTTGGCGGTAAAGGTAGACACGTTGGAATTGACATTGGTTATGGTTTCTTTCTGCATATGCCAAAAGAGGGGCATACCATCGAGTTAGGCAGAATTGCAGAATATGAATGGGAACACAGTTTTCACTTTGCAAACATTAACTATGAGGGGGCGAAAGCATGATTGATATTGAAAAAATGGTAACAACTTTAAACATTCCAGACGGCATGACCGTTGATGAAATGCGAAGAATTGTTGTGGATGTTTTAGATATGGCGAAAGCCTCAAATGAAGCTGAGAAAGCAATTGCAACAGAAAACGCAACACTGAAAACAGAAAATGACCGACTCAGCAAGCAGAATTTAGAGCTGTTCAACCGTGTGACAACTTCCATTTCTCCGACTTCAAAAACAAAGGAAGATGATGAAGAAGAAGAAAAAAAGGAAGTCACAACAGATGACATTTTAAGCTATTATATTTAAGGGGGTATGAATTATGGCAAAATCAACAAAACCGCTGACAAGCGCACAGCGCGGCGTCAATCTTTTTAACGATGCACGAAAAAATTCTTCAAATGAGTATATGCGCGCAACAGGTGAAGTTACCGTGGCAACTTCCATTAGTCACGCTATGACACCAATTGTCAAGTATGCACCATTTATGAATGAATTTTTACATTATGTTGTAAACAAAATTGTCATTCAGTCAGTAGAATCAAAGATGTACACCAATCAGTATGAAATGTTGAAAAAGGAAGGTTTCCCACTTGGAACCGATCTGGAAATGAACTACGTCAATCCAGCTATGGGACGTGACTATGATATTTCTCTTGGAGCAACGCTGTTACAGGTGACAAAACCAGACGTTAAGACGTGCTACTTTAGACAGAACAGAAGACGACAGTTCCCAGTAACTATTCCACGTGAGCTTATGGAAGGTGCTTTCACCTCATGGGAACAGCTCGACAGCATGGTCACGGGCATGGTAACAAGTCTTTACAGTGGTAATGAGATCGAAGAAGAAAATCTTATCAAGAAGTTGATTCAGACTTCCGTAAAAAATAACGTAGTAATCAAGAAGGAAATTCCATGGGATGAAGCAGACCCAGCCGGTTCTTCTGTTGGTTTCATCAAGACAATTCAGAAAATTGCACTTGATATCACACATGCGTCAAGCAGCTTTAATAATTATCAAGCATACGCAACTGCACAGGGAATTGTAGACGCGACACCCGCTATCACATGGACACCATCCAACAAACTCTATCTGTTTATAAGAAGTGACGTTTTAGTTAACTGTAACGTTGAGACACTCGCTGGAGCCTTCAACATGAGCAAAGCCGACTTAGTAGGGCGTGTGACACCATTCCCAGACTTTAATTATCTTGATTTTGATTCCGCTGTTGATCCTGTTACAAAGTATTGGAAAACAATTACCGATGATCAAAACATTCTTGCCGTACTTGCGGATGTTAATACATTCGAGTATCGCGACAATCTGAGTACAAGTGGTGACTTCTATAATGCAGCTGGACTCTATCAGAATCAGTATCTGAATGTATGGCAGACATACGGTATTAGACCGTGGGGAAATGCTGTTGCAATTTGTAAAAACGCATAATAAAGGGGGGATAATATGACAACTGTATACTTGTTTGATTCACCATTTGATGACAGCGGTAAACATTTGTTAATCCCTAAAGAAAGAAACGCTGAGGGGTTCTTGAAAGAACTTCTCGGCGTTCTTCCTTATAAACGTTATGACAACGTAACGTGGGAAAGACAAGGACAGACTTTCCGTTGTCCAGTCCGTGCTGATGAATTAAGACGATATAATTACATGGCATATCAGAATGAATCACGCATTGAATTTGCGTATATTATAGACTATCAGTACGTTAATAATAAACTGACATATGTAAATACATCTATTGATTATTGGGCTACATATATTGATAAATTCACATTCCATCCGTCTCCTATCATGCGGCAACACCCCGCAAGTGACGGACTTTTCGCGAACTTCTATCCCGAACCTACACAAGTTGACAGGTGGGAAATTGCTCGAACCGAATACGGCTTTTCAAAAGATGATGACGATTCTGTTTACTTGATGACCGCCAACAATACAGACACCTATGAAAACAGGTCTAGTGATTTCTACGCGGCAATCGCAAATTTTGCAATGGGTGATTATGGACAAATCAATAATTTCTTCTCGTTAGTTTCCGTCAACCCTTGCGAATGCGGCGGCATAGTCCAAAGTAACACTAGCAAATTGTCAAGAGCACAAGCGTTAGAAGTGGTTAAACGCTATGCAAAGTGCGGGCGTCAAGAGGATATCATAGGAGCTTATCACGTACCCAAATTTTTCGCCACTGAAGTTAGCGGCGAAAATCTAGACAAAGTCGACAACAGGACAGGAGAGGTTGAGTTAGTGCAGTCCTTTGTTGAAAAACCTTTGTGGAATAAGTTGTACACTTCCCCACAATTCAATAAGTTAACTGTAAATTGTGGCGGTAGTGCGAAAGAGTATGACTTCCGCTATTTTGATGAATCCGCACTACTTGCCAAAAAGTTTAAATTCAAGTGGGCGGCTAATCAATCCCAACTCGGCGGTATCGTCATTACACCCCAGCAGTACGGAAACGGCACAAACGGAGACTATTCACTTGCAAGTAGCACATGGGATAGCGTACAACTTTCGACTACACAGTTAAACAACAGCGGAGTCATGCGCGACTTTGGAAACTTTGGCGTTGCGTCAATCGGAAATCTTTTTTCACTTGACATTAAAGGTGAGCTTCAAGCCGCTGAGACTTTCGCGGAAAATTTGGGTGCTAAATTTGAAGAATCAGACCTTACAATTGGAAATCCAACAGGAACTATTGCAATGTATAACGCTTTGTTTCCTATGATTTCAGTTGCCTGGTACTATCCTTCATTGCAAGACATAAGAAAGTTTAACAATTATTTTTGTATGTACGGCTATAATTACAATGGTAGTTTAGCAGATATCGTTATTGATTCTTTGCCAATTGTAAACTACGTTCACACAAGCGGAGCAATCATTACCGCGGAAAACGCACCACAAAACGCAATCGCGTACATGGCAAACAGGCTTGATAGTGGTGTGTGGTTTTGGCACGGTATCGGAAACTATAAACACACTGATAAAATCTTAGAAAATCATTTTCCAGAAAGTGAGGGCGGTTAAATGGCAACTTATATTGGCGAAGCATCAAAAGATGAAAACGGCAATCTTAGGGGCGGTAAAGACGGAGATCAAAACGGGCTTGAAGTCCGCGTAACAGGTTGGTTTCCTCAAACAGGGGACGGTAGGCGCTGGGATTGGATAGCACGTATTCGCAACCGTCCAGACGTTGCAAGAGGAATTGCAACACTTATGATAGAGTCGTGTGATAATCAAAACGTTGGATATAATCAAGACAGACGGGAGACTTTCACAAATGAATGCAGAAAAGTTGGGTGGAAACCGAAAAACGTTACTACTCCGTGCGCGACTGATTGCAGTGCTCTAGTAGCATGTGTATTAAACTGTCTGAATATCAAAGTGAGCACAAGCATGAACACATATAGCGAACTTGGCGAATTAAAAAATACAGAGCTGTTTGACATATTATATGACAGTAAGTACCTGACAACTGGCGACAACTTACAAGTTGGCGATATTTTACACATGCCAGGGCATACAGCCATAGTTGTACAAAATTCAGAATCAACACAACCAGTTCCCGATGAAAATAAAGAGAATGAACAGGTTGGTGCGCGAATGTGGATAAATTGGCAATTCTTCGAATCTGGTAAAGAATATACTGACAATAGTGGTTGGTATATTAACGGTGACGGTGGTCAAGCATACGGGCGATATCAGTTTGACTATGAATACGGACTAGTCCCTTTTATGCAATTTTGCGTGCAACAGTACCCGAACCTTTTTAGCGGATTCCAGCCGTACATTGATTTGGGTGTCAAAAATCCCGCACTTATCAATAACGAGGGACTGAAACAGCTTTTCATTGACTACACAAATAATCACTTGGCAGAATTTTCAAAAATGCAAAACTGGGCGATGTTTAACGACTACTACCAGTTAATAAGAACAAACATACAGAAACATCTTGGCTACGATGTATCTAACATTGGTGCTTATGCTGTCGGTACAGCCGCAAGTATATCAATTCGTGATAGTGGGCATTGGGACGCTGTAAAAGATATATTTGTGGGGACAACTGGAAAAGAGACAGAAAGCGATTGGATAAAATTAGTCATGGCGCGACAAAATGCAAAAACAGGCTACTATGACGGCAACCGCTGGACAACAACACAATACAACCGCGTCTTTGCTGACATGCAAGCCCAAACAGGCGTTATCCAAATAGGCGAGGGCACAATTTCAGACTCAACCTCACACGCCCCCGTCAATCCCGCGGGAAGTGACGCGGGAAGTGCATCTGGTAGCGGCACAACTGAAGTTGTACAACCAACAACACCGCCCCCACCTATTGGCGGTATTGATGCAAAAAATACGTTTTGTCCGTATTGGTCATTAAAATACTTTGCAAATGTTTTGCCGTTGAAAATTGATCATTGACAATCACGGTCAATCTGGTAAAATGTAGGTAGAAGGTTGAGGGTTGAGGGGTGAGGGTGAGGGGTGAGGGATAAATTTACCACATTCCATGTAGAAAGTGAGGTGTTGAAATGGCGAAAAGAAATATAAAAAATCAGAATACACAGACAGAAAATCTTTTAACTATCGGTTTGTATTATACTTTTTTGCGTAGGATTGCTGTTGATGCGTGGACTTTTGAGGGACTGCCGTTTGACGACGATGACGTTTACAGACATGCCAACAACATTTTAAATGAGAATTTTGTATTAGGTAAGCTTGGGGGACTCTGGAAAGAAGATGGTTTTTATGTTGTCGGAGATTGCACAACGTCAAGTACTAAGACGTGGTATGGCGGCGCGACAAAGTATCAATGCAGAACGTTTGTTAGCACTGTCAGTAGAGATTTGAGCGAAGTGGCTACTTTAACGGCTAGCTTATCACCATTTACAGACTACGACATTGTTTCTATTGATGGTCTGTGCAGACATTACGCGGCTTTATTGTATGAGTGCGATAGGTGCATAAACGTAAACCTCAAGGCGCAGAACACGCCCGCCATCTTAAATGCGCCCGATGGACAAGAGCTGACTTTTGCCAATATGTATGAGGAAATCGCGGGTCATAAGCCTGTTGTTTATACAAGGGATATGTCACCGCTAAAAAGTCAGTATGACGACATTCGCCAAATTGTTTACCAGACACCCGCGCCATTTGTTGCGGGAAATGTTGAACAGCTTAAATCAATGTTAATGTCGGATTTTATGTTTATGTTGGGCGTTAACGGGCGAACACAGTCAAAAGTAGCGCAAGTTTCGAGTCTTGAGGTTATGCAAGACGCCCCAACACTTATGGTTTTGCGAAACTCCTATGAACAGGCGCGACAAAATTTCTGTGATCAATGCAACAAGAAATTCGGCTTGAATGTTACAGCTACATTTAACGATTCCAATATTGGCGATGTGGGACTTTTAGACCAATTCTCTGTTATGGACACTAATAGAGATACGGTAGAAACTGTTAAGAATGCTGGTTTAGAATCTCAAGAAAAGGGGGCTGGTGAAGATGACAATTCCAACGATTGACACTAACTTTACAGATAACGATAAGTATTGGTATGATGTGGGGGCGGCTTATACGCTCCATGTATACGATATTTTGCAAAATGCCCAGATTGATAATAACAGGAAGTCTAATAAGAGCTTGTTTAAAAATTACGACTTTGCAGCGTTCGGACTTGATGAGTACCCAGTATTTAGCGAGGATTTCAGAAAACCAATTAACGATATGATTATTCGCCATTTTTTGGAGTGGGAAATCGGTTATGAAACAGACTTTCTTTTCCGTGAGCACATGCGCGGTGATATGGCGCGAATTATGCCCGAATTAAACATCAAGTTAAAAGCACGGTTTGAAGCTTACAACACGGAAAAAATGTTTGAGACGGAAAATAATGTAAGTGAGCATGTAAGTGATGATTGGCATAAATTCTTGGACACGCCTCAAGGACAAACTGACATGATTGACGACAATTATTTAACAAATATGAGTCAGAATCATGTTGATGACAGAACAACTCACACGGGTTCAAGTGGGACTGCCGCGGCTAATGCACAGACTTATACAAGTGCCGTGTGGGATTTTGAAACGGAGATTTGTGATAAACTGAAACATAATTTCTTGGGGCTGTTTAGGTGATTGACATTGACGAAAGTCTAACTTATGATATAATAATTTTAGAATTATGAAAGTGAGGTGTAAATATGGCAAATATACCAATTATCAATCCGCCAGATAAAGAGCATTTGGGCTTTTGTTGGAATCATCAATTTACAATTCCTTTGCTTTTTGATGATTGCTTGTCGCTTTTACAAAAGGTGTGCGCTTTGTGGGCAAAACTGAATGACGTTATTGATGCATTGAATAAATTTAACAATGAATTTAATGTGTGGGCAAAAAGTGTCGAAGAATCTTTAAAAGATTTGTATGCGAAGTATGAGGCACTTGATACTAGAGTAACGAATATTGAGGAGCAGTTACAGTCTATTCAAAACGAATTGACTAATATTAAAAATGATATTTCAAATATTGAGCAACGTTTAGATAATGTAGAGAATCGAATTTCAGATGTTGAAAATGAAATTACAGATATTAAGCAGTCAATTTCCAATATTAACAACTCTATTACTCAGATTCAAGCTGACATGACCTCATTAGAGGCAAGGGTGAAAAAGTTGGAAGATTTGTTAAAAAATCTAAACATCATTCCACCTATTGATATTTATAATGCGACAGATGAGGAATTTAAAACGGGGCTTTGGCAAAATTGGTGGAATTGGTTAAAGCCAAAACTATTTTTTCCAGTTGCTGATATTGCCAATGGCTGGGAATATTCATCAAACGTTGTTTGGTGGGACACTATAACACGTTTACCGCGCTATTTCCAGTTAGGTCGTGTCACGCAACCTATTACATTATGTAAGTTGCCTTTTGTGGCAGTCAGAAAAGACACGTTTGATCATGAACCGACAATCGATGACTTGCGTAATATTAGCCCGCGGTTTAACAACAACGCTTTCACAGCGGGAAATGGTTTTTTTGATTTCCCTCTAACATCGCCCTTTGGTTTTACAATGGATGAAATTAAATTTCAAACATCGTACATTCCATTCTTGCCTGTCAATAGCCTTCTTTACTATTCGAGAACAGGCGGTGCGATTGACTCGATAAAAAATATCAACTGTGGAGTACGTGTTCAAGTACCGATAACAGGCACTTCAGCTAAACTCTCTGTTGCAAGTGATATCTTAATTATGGGTGCGTGTCCTAATAGTGTCCCTATAACAGATAATACAAAGTGGGATATGTACATTTACGCTGTTGCGGAAAATGGATAATTTTAGAAAGTGAGGTATTTAAATATGGATTTATTGAAATATTTGGAACCTATGAAGAATTTACCAGAAAGGTTTTCCAATCTTGCGTTTTGGCATGGGGTGAGAAACTTAAAAGATTGCGTGGTTAATGCATTCGAGTATTTGGATAGTTGGGGAACACATATTGAATCGTTGTTACCTAATGGAACCTATGTAAGATCGAGTAAGATTTCTTTGACACCAAATGTTGAGTTTTATCCGGAAGATTTGGGATTCAGAATTTTTACACTTTCGAGTGAGCCAAACAATGTAATTACGATTCTACCTATACTGTCAGTTATCGGAAGCCCTTTTAGAATCAATTTAACAACTGAAAAAACTTCAATTCTTATTGGAAAACACATTGACGCCATTCGTGTTGAATATCTCACAAGCGATAGAGTAAGAGTCAATTTTGAAATGCCAACAGCAATATTTTCCCCCGTTTGGTTTGGCAGCAATGTTAACGGTTGTTCAATTGATCAATGCTCTGTACTCTCTCGCTATATGGTTATAAGCAAAAGTGAGCTATCTAGATATGAAAATATGACGCTTAATAGTGTAACAATTTACTATCATTAAAAATAAAGCCGCTAATTAGCGGCTTTTTGTTTGTTATTTGGTTGGGAATGTTATCTCTAGTAGATAACTGAGGGATGTTAAAACGAATGACATGCTTATAAGCTCTTTAGAGGTTTCTACCTTTTGAAGCTCTTGAAAGAAAGATCCAATCATTCGTTTTGCTGTTTTGTCCTTGCCGTATTTAATAACTAATTCTGAAACTTCATCATACATCTGGTTTTTCTGTTTTGTGGTTAATACATCCATGGTCAAGCCTCACTTTCTGGAATTTGTTGTACATTCCAATAAATATATTTCTTTCTTCCAAATCGGTTTTGCTGCTTTCCAAATTGAATTTTAAAGTGTTCAATCGCTTCTCTTGCACTAATCGCGCTAATTCTTAAATATTCAAATTCGTGTGCCTCGGTATTAAAACATTCAATTACATATTCATTCATATGATCACTCACTTTCTCCTGTTAATCTATTGTGGATATCGTCACGAGCCACCCAGTATTCGATAGTCATGTAATTTGTTGATCGTCTGTCCTTATAGAAACATGATCTTGTGCGAACTACACCTTTTCCATACTTGCCGTTATACTTATGTAATGTTGACAGATTCTCGTTCATATAACCAGGTACATCCGCACATGTCACATAATGCAAGTTGTTTTCGTGGCAGTATTCGCTTGTATAATCGCGATCACCTATTACAAGTGGGGAAGATTCAATTGTGTTTCTCTTTTTAATTCCATAAAGATTCATATTACTCCATTTCTCACCGTCAAGCCGATATGACAGCTATGATATTAGTATCTCAGTACATGTCTATTATATCTTCTCGATTTATGAAGCCCTGTTGCTTCTTCAACTTTTGAAGTCCATAACCCACATTCCACATTACACATAGAAATTTTTCTAGTAACGTAGTCAATATAATCATGAGAAACTTTGTTTTCCTCAAGCAACTCAGCATTTCTAATATACATTTTAGCAAGTCGTCTCTCATAAGCACGCCCAGATTTACATTTGTGCAAATCTGTGATCAATTCCTTGAGTTCTCTGTATAGCTGTAAATATAACTGTCGCTTTTCGTCAAGCATATCGAAATCAAGGTTGGCGAGAGTGTTGAGGCTAACGTGATGCCATCCTGGATTCTTTCTCGCTTTGTATAAGCTGTCAAACATGCAACACGTTGTTGCAATTGTCTGATAACCTTGCATACAAGCGTTAAAATGTGAACAATCACCGCATACTTTTTCAACGTCTCTATAAGAATATCTTTTGCTTAATGTTAAGCTATGTGTTTCCATGAGGTAATTGATTCTGTCGCGTTCGGTGTCTTGTGATTGTCCAAGCATACCATAAATAGAATTTTTTGATACTTTCATTATTATTCCTTTCTTCAAGTCTTTCCTTGACGTCTTTGTTTTCTTTTCTCTTTCTGATTATATTATAGCAAATATCAGAATATAAACAATGATATAATTTAACCTCTTATCAGAATATTTCTTGATCTTTTATAGTTCATAGTTTGTTAATAATTGTGACATAATTTGTTAATACTTTCACACGTTACCACTTTAACGCGGTGAAGTTTAACACTTTAACGTGCTAAAGTGTCAGACCTGTTGTTCTAAAATTTTCGGCGAATGGAGTGGTGATCCCAGAT